AAGACATTCTGATCAGCTTTAATTAGAGCTATCTCAGTCTTAAATAATTCAAAATCACTATATAACTTACCAATATAAAACACATTACCACATGCTGCAGTGATGAGACCAATGGCTATAATTACATTCTTAATTGAAAGATCTACTTGCATCTACCACTTTACCTTATCCGCCCAAAAAGCCGCAGACATTTTTCCTTTAGCAATGTTCTTGCCATGCCTAGCTTTAAATGATTTACGTTTTGCTTTCATGCGTGCCGACTCACCAGTTTTAGGTTTGCCTGCTGTACTTGCCCCCTTTTCACCGAAGCGAATTGTTTTAATCTGATCACCTTGTTTGGCTACAACTATGTGTGACTTCTTTGCATGAGAAGGTGTGCCTTTAGGTTTATTAAATCCTGATACACCAGCTCTTGCTAGTCTTGAATCTTTTTTCATTTCTTAGTTTTACTTTTTTTGTGTACTAATGGTTTACTATTTTTGCCGTGTGTTTTACCCGTATGTAATTTACCACCTGGCATTTTGTGAGTCGCACCTTTCCACTCTTTACCATCTTTTGTATAATGTTTTACGCCCTTCATTTCTTTTTCTTGAAACCTTTTTTCATAGCTGCATAAGCTTTTGGTGTAATAGTAGATTTAGATTTAGGTCGTGATATACCTTTACTTATTCTTTTATTCATGTTAGCGTAGAGTCCAGGTCTGTTCATTTCTTTTTCTTCTTTACTGTTTTTTTCTTTGGTTTGACGCTAGCTTCTGCTTCCCATCTCTTAGCAATCTTAGGATGATTAGCGTGAAGATAGCGTCTTTGTTTTTCCGTTTTAAAAGGCATTAGATTAGTATGCTATTTTTTTTCTTTTAGCTGCTACTGTTTTATTCTTTTTACTCATGCCTCTTGATTCATTTCTTCTTGAAGACATTGATTGAGATTTAGTAGATTCTGCTCCACGTCTCATTCCTAATGATTCATCAAGTCTAGAGTTGTAACCTTGTTTAGCTTTATCTTTTATAGTTGCTCGTTTAGTATCTGTTTGTTTTTTACGAAATTTACTTACTTTTTTACCAATCATGCTATCCATTGGTTTTGCTTTTTTAGCAGGGCCAGCAATCTTTTTTCTTTTAGCTATTCCTGTTTTCTTTCTTGGTGCTGCATCCATTGGTTTATTCCTTTGTAACGCAGGTCTTTTTTTACCTGTATATGGCATAATATATTCCTTATAGTCTAGTTATTTTAACCGCCGCGTCCATAGATTTAGCAGCATCCTTTGCCATGTTACTAGCAAATTTCATTTCAGCTTCTTGTAATCGAAGCTTACGATCCTCATCCTCGTTCTCATCCGTTGTCATGAGTTTCGCTTCTTCAAGATCCATCTTGTCTTGATGTATCTTAAGCCTGTTCATCTCAGCTTGCGCACGCAATGCGAGATCTTTTTTCTGTAATTCCATTCTTTCTTCTTCTGTAGTAGGATTGTCACCAGCCATAATTTTAGCTTTCTCTTCATCAAGTTGTAATACTTTATCAGAAGCGTTAGCTGCCATCATTGCAATTTGGTTTTGCATTTCCATTGGTAACGGTTGTCCTTGTTGCATAGCCTGCATCAATGCTTGCTGTGCTTGAGGATCTTGAATCATCTGCATCATTTCTTGTTGGTACTTCATAGCTAAATGTTCAGTTATGTGTGCCATAAGAATTTGTTGCAGTTGTGGATTTTCTTTATAAGCAGGGTTACGTAATATAGTTCCATGAGTTACAATATGTGCGTCATGATTCTGTTCCATCTGTGCTTGTAAAGGTGTACCTTTCATAGCAGCCATATTCTCTGTAATAGGATTAGCTGACATAGGTTCTTGTGATTGTGCTAAATATCTTTTAGGTTCTTCTACTCCCATAGCCGCAAACAATTCCATACTAATGGTTTGCATATTATATGCAGCTGGATTCTGTTGAGCTATAGTCATAATAGCATTTATCTTAGCAATCCTATGCGCCTCAGTAGGCATGTTAGGATCAGATACAGGGATAACATCAATACTTTTTAAATTAAAGTCTTCCCTAAAAACTTGCTGTGCACCACCCGCGACTTCATAAGGATACATATCTGGAAGATATTCGCTATTTATTCTAGCGAGAATACGCAGGTCTTTGGATTGAGCAGCATGTAATCGTTTGTGCACAGCGTTGAATAACTTTGAAGATTGCTCTAGCAAAGCCATTGTAGTGCCGACTGGACCATAGTTAGAACCTTGTTCTACTACACTATCCGTCGCATCGGCAAACTCTTTAGCAAGATTAGTAACATATTGCATTAAATTAAATAAAGTTCCTGATGGTTCTTTAAATGGTAATGGTTGTAATGATTTTTGTAAGTCACCCGCTGGGCTATTTACTTCTCTCCATTCACCTGGAGCGATAGGCTCATCAGGGGCAAGTACACGAAGACCGTGTGCTTTGAATCCCCCTGGTAAGTTCGCAAAGGTTCCTGCATCAATGAGTTGACGCATGGAAGAAGTAGCTGTCTTAGTAAGACCGCCAATTAAATGTAAATATCCATAGCCGTAAAAGCCTAAACCCGGGATCATTGTGTAATGTGTGAAGTACATTTTCTTTTTCATTAGTACATCACCTTCGTCCCAGTTTCTTCTTATAGATAATACTTGTTGATCTCTGGTCATGTGAATAATGTATGGAAGTTTTAATCCATCTTCATTTTCAAAACCTGGTAAATCTATATTTGCATGCATTTCTAGAATTTCAACTTCGTCATCTATCTGACCAGGTCTACTTCTACCTACAACTTCATTAGCTGTTTCGGTTGCTGCATCTTCTGTAATTTCAGTTTCCATAACATCTATGTCACGAAACATTTCTGCTATTTGTAATTTTCTAATTTCATTTTTAGACAGAACATACTTGTGTGTAAATCTTTCTGCTGTTTCTAAATTAGATGCATAGTAATCTACATAGAAATCACTAGCTTTAATATATTCTGTACGTGCTCTTTGTAATGTTGGATCCCAATATGTTTTTTTAAATGCAGTACCATACAATGATACATAAAATAATAAACGATCTAGTTCTGGGCCATACTCTGGCATTTGTATTTGTGTTTGCCAATTCATAAACTGACGAACACGTGTTGCTTGTTCTTGTTTTTCGATATTGTCCATACCCATTATCCTTGTACGTACAGGACCTTCGGTAGGAAATAATTCTTTATATGTTTTTGCTTGAAACTTTACAACTGCTTGTGCTAAGACAGGGTGAGTTGCGCTACATGCCCCTGGAAAAGGTTCGTCCCCTGTAGAATCTTGAAACCCTAATAAAGTTACGCCTTCTTCTGCTATGTTATCGTATTCTCCACGTGATTCTTTGTCACGTTCAAAGCCTTCTAGTAGTTCACCTGAAATTAATTCCAGATCTTCTTGAGACATAAGCTCTGCTAGGTTAGATTCAAACTCTTCACCTAACTCTTCTTCTTCGTCTAACAAACCCATTGCTTCAGCAGCTTCTAACTCTGCCTCATCTGTTAACTCTACTTCTAATTCTTCTTCGTCAGGCATAATTGTCTCTGACATGACTTCATCTAAATCTATTTGCTTCTCAATTGCCATTCTGTATCCTTATTAATAGTATAATCCCCTCTTCTTGCCGTATGCTGCTTCTTTCCTATTATATACTCTTTGCTCAGCCTTGTCAACCCATGTGTTACCACTATGCTCTATATAACCACCATTACGCATCCATAATAATGCTTGTGATACTGTATCCATGTAGTCATCATGGTTACCTGTAGGGAAAACTCTAGCTTCTTCCATCACATCAAAGGCCCATGTGCGATCATGTGGTGCATATATCCTCCCATTGTGGAACAATGCAGTAATTGCGTACACTCTTGCCACCTTATCCCTGTCCGGGTTGAACTCAAAGATAGGAAGTCCCGTCATTCGTAGGTCTTGTATCAACGATTGACCTGATGCCTTCTTCTCTATAAGGATTGAGTCTGGTTGATGCTGTTCATACTTGTCAATTGCCTTCTGGCGTAGTGTTGGGTAGTCCCATCTGCCCCTTTCAGCTCCTAATAGGCACACATTGGGGGCAGACATCTCATCCCCAAACACACCCCACGTAGTTATAGCAGAATAATCGGCTGTTGTCCTAGTTGAGAACGCAGTATCCCATGATTGTATGATATAACTGCACTCAGGTGCTTCTTCTTTCGTCCAATCCTGCCACCATTCTGACTTAATTATGTTTCCTTGCTCTGATGAGGGTGCTTGCCCATACAATGCGTCAAATTTAAAGGCAGGTGTGTTGTTTTTAGTTCTAACTATGTCTTCAGTTGTCCAACAAAAGCCATCTTCCTTATCAGGTGCAGGCCAAAAGGATTCTCCTAGCTTTAATTTCTTAAAGTCTTTGGTTAAATACCCTTGATCTATTAATTTCTTTCGTGCTTTTTTTAGAATCTCTAAAGATTCTGTAGTATTTAACGCAGGTATACGTACTACTTCCCATTTATCTGCCATTGGTGCAGTATCTTGTTGCTCTAATAGGAAACCTGCTAAGTCTGTTTCATGCCAACGTGTCATAACGAGTACAACTTTACCACCAGGCATTAACCTTGTACGTAAACCAGAAGAGTACCATGCGTTTAAACTATCACGTCTAGTTTTTGAATAGGCATCTTGCTCTGATATAGGATCATCAATGATTGCTAAGTGTGCACCAAATCCTGCTATACCTGAACCCGAACCAGCTGCTAAGAATGAACCTGCTTGTTTACCTTTGTGTTCAAGACCCCATGAGTTTGCAGCTCTGTTATCTTTACGAATATTTATTTTAGGAAATATAGATTGGTATGCATCTGTGTTTACAATGTCACGAATAGCACGACCGAACCTAGTTGCTAAGTCATCACTATGTGAGACAGCAATTTCTTGCCAGTATGGATTGCGACCTAACGCCCATGCTGGAAAATATGTAGATGTAATTAATGATTTACTAGAACGTGGTGATATGAAGATCATGAGACGATCCGTCTCACCCTTCTCTAATCTCATTAGTTGATCACACAACACTCTGTGGTGTGGACCAATACTGAAAGAAGGATTCATTAGCATTACAAACGCTAAGAGATCGTCCCTTGCTTGATGGATGGCTAGCCTTGTGGCTGCATCCCTATCTTCACTTGTTAACGACATACGCAATTCCGCCCCATAATGCTAATTGCATATATAGGTTTGTCGGAGGATTGGACGCGTCGTATTCCTCTAGTGTTGGCGTTAATACGCGAGTCACCATACTATCTCCTGTGTTAGTTGGTTCTATTTTTTTCTATTTGCAATTTTGACTGTCTCTCCAATAGTCGGTGTAGTATCGTCTGGAAGATTATAAATATCCCATACATGTACACCTTTATTGTAGTCATAGTCCTCTGCTTGTGTCGACCAAGTATATGTACCGTTCTTACCTTGTTTAGCGCTAGATGTATATCTAGTACTATCGTAAGGACCGTTTACTGGATGCGACTTAACTTCTTTTATAGCCATGATTTATCCTTCCCTAAAATTTAAAATTTAATCCAATAGAGCCTTTCTTCTTTTTTGGATCGTAGCTCGCAGAAAAAATTTTAGGAATTTTATCTTTGAGTTTTGTAATTTTCTTTATAACTTTTTTACCACCTGGTATTTTACTTACACCTGCAGCTACAACACCTAAACTGAGTTTAGTTGCTGCTTTCTTAATTTTCTTTTTAGCGTACTTTTTTGCTTCTTTAGTACCCATAGTTTTCTTTTGATTAGACAATTTATTTTCTACCTCTAGAAACTAATTCATCTGATCTACGTTTTTTATTCGCAGCCATTTTAGCATTTGATTTTTCGCCAGCAGTCTTGGCTGCTTTAGCTGTAATAAATCCACCACGTTTAGCATCTTTAGTATCTGCCGCTTTTGTATCAGAAGCTTTCTTAGCTGCTCTTTTTTTACCAGATGCTCTTCTATCATCTTCAGCTCTTTGAACTGCTGCTGACTTTTTCTTTTGTGCAGGTGATAGAGGTTTTTTCTTAGGTACTATTTTAGGAGTAGCTGCTTTAGCTTTACTGCCCCCTCCACTAAGTGCACTCTTAATTGATTTACCTACACCTTTTATTGTATTTCCTGCAGATTTTAAATCTTTTTTAATTATATTTTTTAATTTACCTTTAGGTACTTGTTTTTGTTGTGGTCTTGGTTTTGCTCTACCAGTCCTGTTAATAATTTGAAATCCTGGTTTAGTCTTGTCTCCGTCTAATGCGTCTTTAATTTTTCTAAAAAATCCTTTTTTCTTCTCGGCCATGTCGTATCCTTATTTATGTTGTTTTAGTTGTGGTGCTGCTATTCTTTTGAGACGTTCGACATCTCTCGCTATATCCGCCTCTGAGTTCCCCGTCGAGAACGCATTGGTTACTGTTGTTTCGTTTATAGATTTGTCAGTCCACATCGCTTGATGTTTACCGAGCAATTCTAGTGAACGGATAGCCGCGTTGTAATCTCCTTCTTGTTCTGTCTTTTCAGAGATACGTACTAGGCGCCTAAGTATATCATCCGCTTCAATTTTAGTACGCTTTGTTTGTTCTGACTTAAGCTCTGCTAGCCTTGTTACAATCGCAGGATCTTTTGTTAACTTATATGCGTTGTTCGCTGCGTGCTTCTCTGAGTAACCTGCCCTTATGGCAGCTTGTTTAGTATTGAGATCTTTTATGAACTCATTACAAAACGCTTCCTGTTGAGGAGTTAACATAACCTCTGAGTTAGGCTGTTTCATTTTAGTAGCTTTAGTCATAAGAGTAGTATACAACATTTATACTTGTATTGCAAGAGCAAATGTTGTACAATGTTACTGTGTGGTTCACATCACACATCTCCTGTAAGTCGGGGAGGATTTAGCGTTCACTCTCTCAAACATAACGCGCCTCCCCGCAATCTCAAGGGGGCAGTCCCACACGCCGCGCAACTTTCCCTGGGAAAAATAGTCTAGATATTTGCTAAAATTTTTTGAGATGCCTTATATATATATATGGGGCCCTGTTTTCTTTGGGTGGGGGGTTGGTGCTTGGTCATTCTGGTAGAAATCGGTGTTCCTGTTTTGTTCTATATTAATTTAATTTAATTTAGTGCTTGACAATTTTTGAAAAATCGTTATACTCCACACTTTTCTTTTTTTCTAGGCTTACAGCCATTATATAGGTATTATATAGCGTTCCCCTTTTGTTCCAAGTTATCCACATTTATTTTAAATTAGTTAAATTAGCTATTGCGTTTAGATTTAATTAGTTTATAACTTAATTATCAGATAATAAAACAAAGGTTTTAAAGTCTGGAGAAACCAAGCCTACCCCTCCTTTAAGGTAGCAGAACAAAGGCTGATTATGAAGTATATTAGAAAAGTTAAACATACTTTTCATGCGATAAAGTGGACGAATATTGAAAAGCCAAAGCATGAAGTAACTATAAAAGTAGAGAGTTTCAAAGACTTGAGTAACTATATACGACCACTACCGACAAGTTCCAGCATCTATAATCCAATAGGTATGAGTTATCAGGGAGGGAGTTCAAAACCGATAAGACAAGTAATATAAATAAAGACTTGACAAGAGATTAAATTAATATAGAACTAATAATATAAGGAGATTATGACTATGAAAATACAACATACAATCGAGATTAAAGACAAGAAAACATTAACGAGATTATTAAGAAATTGTTACTATGTTTATGGTTATGTACTATTAAGCACAGATGAGGGAAGATATATAAAAATGCAGAAAACTGACCTTATGAACAATTTAATAGATTGTGATTTTGATTTAAGCAAGTTCACTTATGATACTCAAGAAAATAACATATATATAAATTAAGGAGGATTAATATGCTGACTAAAAAAGATTTTACAGAAGTTGCGAATAGTATTATTAAAAATTGCAAGAAAAAAGACTACAAACCTGCATCAATAAAATATGTAATTGATTCTTTTGTAGATACATTTAAGAAATCTAACCCTAGATTTGATGAGGTAAGGTTTAGAGAATTTATAGAAAAGGGGATATATGGCACAGTTATATAGTTATAAATTAGGTACTCACAGAGGTAATAAAAGATTATGGCTTGAGGGAAAAAGATTGCTTGACAATGGTTTTGTATGTGATAAGAGATATAATATAAACTATGCAAGGAATAATATTATGATAGAGTTTGATTCAAATGGTACTCATAAGATTAATGGTACTATTAAAAGACCGATTATAGATATAAATAATCGTAAGCTATCAGCCTCATTTAATACTGACATGGTGTCAGTAGAATTTGATGAAGATAATTTAATAATAAAGGGGGAATAAAATGAAACCTAAATCGTTTACTGATTGGGTGTTAGAGGCACAAGAAGAATTAGAAGAAGTAGAATTGCTGGAGAGTGATTTTGATGAGGATGATTTAAATGATAGCAATGATGTAGATGTGATAGACAGATTTGCATATAGAAATGTGAGGGACTTATGACAACTTTATTAATGAAATTAAGGACTGAATTACACACTATAAATAGTACAGAGAATGATATGTATACCTGGGTAAGGGAGTTCAGAGATGATAATGAACGACCAGACCCAGAGTTTATGGAGAAGTTAGATAAGATGCTTGAGGGTAGGCATGATGAAACACCCTACCTCACAAGCCATAGAGGAGCTTGTAGTAGAAGAAACAGAACAGTGTTATTAATAAGACATAACACAGACCACATAAAAAGATGTGAAGATTGTGATGGTTGGGAATGGGAAGATGATGTACAGTATGCCTATGATGAGAACGCATTATGCCAACAGTGTATTGACAATTATAGATGGAGCGATGCTAGAGATACTTATGTATCAGAAGAAGATTACTATGATGAGCAAGATGAGGACGAATCAGAACAAGATGAATACATAAATAACTATGACGAGAATGTTTTAGACCATTTAAATATGCAAACATCTGACAAGGATAGAGTAGAGATAAACCCTTTATATATGGGTGTAGAACTAGAGGTAGAGAGGAGGAGAGATTGCCCAGATGATATAGGGTATGAGGTGTATAGCTGTTTTACCAAAGATAATGATAATCAATTTGCTATGCTCAAGGCAGATGGTAGCTTATCAAATGGTTTTGAAATAGTGACAGCACCAGCAACACTCAACGCACACAGAGAATCCTGGGATAAGTTCCTAACGAGTGACGCAATCAAGCACCTCAAATCATGGAATACTGATACGACTGGTATGCATATACACATAGCAAGAAATCATCTAACACAGCTTGATATAGGTAAGCTATTAGTATTCATAAACGATACAAATAACGAGGACTTTGTAAACCATATCGCAGGTCGTAACAGTAGCCAATGGGCAAGAAAATCTGACAAAAAAGTAAGTGATGCTGTTAGGTCATCAGAGAAATACGAGGCTGTTAATATGTCACACCGAAATACGATAGAGTTTAGAATATTTAAGGGAAACCTAGCCAAGAATGGTTTGTTTAGAATAATGGAATTTGTCCATGCGTTGGTATGCTTTAGTAAAACTACAAGCCTATCAAAATTATCATGGTCAGACTTCATAAGTTATATGGAACTACCTCAAAATAGAAGTGAGTATAAAGTATTCTATGGTTGGTTAACACGCAAGAGTTATTGCATAGGTAAACCAAGTCGTAGCATAGATTGGACTGATGAGCAGTCTAGTCAAAAAGAAATTGCATAACTGAAAGGGTGTAATAATATGTGTTTAATAATACAGACAACAAAACCAAAGGTAATCACAGATACTATGATGAACTGTGCTTACTTAAATAATAATGATGGATTCGGTCTTATGTTCTCTAACAAAGGCAAACTTCATGTACATAAATTAGGTAAGCCAAAGTCTTTTAATACTATCAATAAGTTATGGGATAGCTATAAAGATTTAGATGTACCAATGGGACTACACTTTAGATTCAATACCAATGGAGAATCAAGCAAGGCTATGAGTCACCCATACCAGGTATTAAATAAAGAAGAAAGTTCCAGGGATATATGGCTCATGCACAACGGACCTCAATTACCGACACCTATGATTGATGACAACAAGTCAGACACTCATCAGTTTGTTAAGTGGGTACTACGACCTCAACTACTCAATGAGCCAGAGTTATTATACAACCCAGACTGGCAAGAGATGTTATCAGAAATGATAGGTAGTGATAAGCTCTTATTCCTGGATAGCAAGACAGAAGAATTTACTATCATCAATGAAGACCAGGGAAAATCAACTGATGATATGTGGCTATCTAATACATACTCATTAGAGCCTAGTGGAAACTATGCCATGAGTAGAGATTACAAATACAATTCAGATACCGATACCATCTCAAAGATAGAGGACAAATGGGCATGGGAAGATGATGACATATATGGTCATTATGCTGGTTACACTACTAAAAATTATGTTAACCCACCATCATTATCCAGGGATATAAGTAAAGATGGTACAGCAGTAGATGAAAATGATTTGTATGGTATGACTCAAGAAGAAATATATGACCTAGTAAAAGATAACCCAATGGGTATATCTGAATGGGTACATGAGTTAGTCTATGACAATGGTAGTTTCAAACAAGCAAAGGGAGGTAAGTAATATGGACTTGTATAGATATGATTTGGAAAGTAATACCTTCTGTGAGCCTACCACTAGGACTGGTAACTCAAGTAAACTTAAATGGCAGTATGTTGGTGACCAAGTTTTTCTAAAAGATATTACCTTTGGTGTGTGTCATTGCCCATTCGACCCAGGTAAAACTTCGTTTCGCCGAAATCCTTTCTCACCCTATACCAACAAGGACTATGGTATAGCAATCAAGGGTACAAGATTAACTAGGATGGAATACAATGACCTAGTAGATGACGCAACACCAAAGGTTAACCCCTTAATCAATAGACTATTCTATACATATGGGGAAAGATTCTGGACATCATTCCCTCATCTTGTGAAGGCATACAAGGAGGCTAATACCTGGTCAGTAGTGAGGTCAAGTCCAGACAGCAGAGGAACATTCAACCATGAGGCACAAAGGAGATTCCCTTACTGGGAAAGTGTATATGATTCTGTTGATGACTACAGAAAAACTTTCTTTGTACCTAGTCCCATCAAAGCTATGCGATTCGTCATGACTGGCAGTAGCATGAGTTTAGTATTCAATGAGGGGGCAACTGTTAAGACATGGCATGACCATCACAGCTTAATCAACTCACAATGGAGGGAGATAGTAAGTACACGAGCTGCAGCTGAGGCTGCTTAACCTGGATTATCCAGGCGATACGGTATGACACGGAAAATTACCGACAAGTCACGAAGGTTACTAGTATGAGGTGGCATGAGGTCGTCTTGTGCAAGGCATACTACCCTTATACTATATATAGTATATATAAATATATATATATATTTTAAATTGTATATTAGAGAGGGGTGTGCCTACTCACTGATAATGGTAACCCCTGTGATTCTCTGTGATTCCTCGTGTCATACCGAAGAAAACTATTGACGACACCACAAATTTATGATACTATAAAAAATTAAATATGAAAGGAGATATTATGACAGACATTAAAACATTACTCAAGGGGGCAGAACAATTAATGTATCGGTCACCTATCTATGATAATGTCTACGACGAAGATGACAATGTAGTAGATGAGCATTGTGTAAGGGAGGGTACTGATGTGATAGCAGAATTTATCATACCGACACACGAAGATGGTAAGCCCAGGTATTATAGGCTTCGCTATCCTGTACATGCTAAGGAACATAAACGTAGGTGGCAGGAATGGTTAGAGGGTAGTCAATCAATGAGTAGTACACCCTTTAAAGTTAAGGCTACTAAGATAGGGAGGCGAGTGTTATTTTCTATTGATAAAAAGTTTGAGGAGAAACTTGAGAAGAAGACACGCAGATTTAAATCAAGATTATTAAAACAGTTTAAGGTTGAAGTAGATGGACTATACAGTCAAGCTGACCTAGACAAATGGATGAACGAAAGGAATAACAATGGATAAAAAAGATTACCCTAAAGATATAGATAAAAAATCTTGGGACATGATGACTAACATATACGACAATGTAATATGCTTTGCCTATGTAGTAGGGGCATTCTTCTTTGCGTGTTTAATATGGTGGATGTTATGAAATACAATGTAAAAACATGGGAAACACTTGAGTGTACATACCAAGTAGAAGCAGCTGATAAGCAGGATGCCTGGGAAAGAGTACTAGATAACAAAGGTAAGCAGATACATAAGGAGTGGAAAGACAATGGCTCTTACCTGGTTGAACCTACTGAACCTGATGGGAAGCCCGAGTTTCCTGGGAATGTAGTAGACTTTAAGACAAAGGTCTTAGAGATAATGAAGAAGAAATCTATTGACAAGGAGAAATAAAAATGTTAAACACAATGGACTTAGTAAAAATCAAATGGCTTGATGCAATGTCTGATGACAATACGTGGCAAGACCTATCGGATTTAAGGCAACAGACTTTAAGACCTGTTGAAACTGTGGGTTGGATACTAATACAAATGGTGACAACCATAGTAACTATCTCATCATATGATGAGGAGAGTAAGACTGGTGGTGGGGGTGTAGTTATTCCTGTCAACTGTATAACAGAGATACAACATTTAAATGGAGGAAGATGTGAGCGATACGACAATGGCAAAAGGATTGCAGACGACACCATATAAGACAAGGCTATTCACATATGGTACACTAAAGAAAGGGGGCAGACTTGCTAGTTTAATACAGCAGTCTAGGTATATAGGAGAATACTTCACCCTTCATTC